CCAAATGTCCAGTTAAAGTTTACTATAAATTCTATTTCGCAATCTTCGCTGAAATATTGTACTTCGCACTTGCGGTCTGTTGTAAAATCATATTCCTTTTCTATCATCTTTTAAAGTTTAGCTGTTAATAATGTGTATCGTGCTTTAAGCCTGTTAATGGCTCTTATTTCTGCTTGTATGTTTTCTTCAGTATGGTAAGGTGTTAAGCCTTGTTCATTATTCCTGCCGTTACTCCAAATCATCTCATCAACTATTCTTTGACCTTCTAAGATTAAGTTAATGGTTGCTATGCACGCTTCGTGCTTTTCTATTAAATGCTTCATATATTCGCTAAATAAATAATTATTAAAATTGCTCCTGTTATTATAAGCATTGCTTTGCCTAGTTCGGCGTCATCTTTTGTTGTTGGTGTAAAGTAGTCGATTAGTTTTTTCATTGTGTTTAAATTAAATGTGCGTTACCAAGTCGCACCCCTTGTTTTGTTATTATTTTTTTATTTTATACTCTTGAAAAAGAAATTGTTTTTGTAATTCAATAAATTCATAATATTCAGATTTTGACAAAGATTTTGAATACCAATATGCTTTTGTTAATTCATTATCAAGTAATTCATTAAATTGTTTTTGTGTTACTTTTTTCATAGCGTTTGTTTTTAAAAGTTAAATTGTTTTCCCGTTTTGAGATATTCAAAGGTAGTTCTTTTCAACATATGTAGATAACTTTAAGTAATAAATTAACATATTTTAACATATTTTAACATTTGTTCTACGTCTAGCATAGGTTTCAAAAAGTAGAAATTAGGGTTATGTACTTAAGTTTGCGTGAATTTTAGCAAGTTTTTAAGGGTATGTCCTTAATGTACCTATCCTTTTGTAAGGCTATTCCCTTAAAAGATATAATTATTGGCGAGTATATTCCCTATAAAGTATAATAAAGTATTCAAACTGTATAGATTTTACATATAATGTGTTATATAGTTTACAAAAAGTAGCTAATATGCTACCTAGAAGTAGCATTATTGATTGGTTTTAGCTAATATGTTAAGCATTATAGTGGAAAAAATTCATCACTAAATCGGTTATATTCCGTTTATGGTGGAAAATTCTAACAATGTACAGCAAACCTAATTTATTGTCACTTGTTTGTTTAATATTTGTGACAAAAAGTGTCGCATATTTAGAAGATATTTGCCCTTTATATTTTACAATTCATTATATATAAGTGAGACTAAGCATTTATTTTAGCGATGGGGGGTACGCAAAATGTCCAGTTTTTTAAGCAATAAACTTGACAAAAAACCCCCGCTAATCCGAAGACTAACGAGGGCTTTAACTCACGCTATGAGAGTGCCGTAAAGTTAAGAAATATTTTTCTTTTTAATGCTATACTTTAACCAATCAATATAAGTCTTGTTATTTACCTTATAGTATTTTTTACAAGGGTTGCATATTAACCAATGGTGAATGGTCCCTGCTGCAGTCGTTACCTTCTTATTATATCTTATGTTAGTTGTACCACATTGAGGGCAGTCGTACTTGTCGCCACCTCTTAATACTGCATAGTTTACTTTGGTTTGGGTGTACTCATTAAGCTTGTCAAATACTGCCTGTAGTACGGTTACATCCATCTTACAATATTCTACCATTTTATCCATAGCTTCAGGTGACTTTTTAAACACAATGTCCTTCCATAAATCTAATCCACCTGTTTGAAGCTTCGCACCTACTCCCAAAAATTTAGCTATGTAATCTAGCTTATTACTATTAAAGTTAAAGTATCTTTTTGCTTCTTTAAGTGTGTCAATAGTATTGTATACAGGTGGCATTTTTAGATTGTGAAATATACACCTAGTCCTTAGCCACTTCATGTCGAATCTATCACCGTTATGGGCCACAATTTCTTCAGCTTGTGCTATAACCTTTAAAAACTTCTTAAGCATTGCCTTATCACTTTGGTTTTTATCCCACTCTAAGCTATGGACTTCCTCTTCACCTTCCCACTTATAGCAAATGCAAATGATTGCACGCTCATGTATGATGTCACCAGGATTAATAGTTAGGTTATAGCCTGCCCTCCAGCAGACAGAAACATTGAATGATGTCTCAATGTCAAAAAATAAACGGTTTCTAGTCATACACTTAAATTTTTTAGTGTAAATGTAAACTATTTATTGAATGGGTTGTATAATTTGTCTAAAATTCGTAAGGCAAAGTTTAAAATGAACCCTACAAGTAACCCCCAAAAGAACAAACGCCAATTTGTTTTAGCTTTCTCTTGTTTTTTATCCTTATAAATATACTTGTACTTCAATACATCCTGTTTAACAAGTTGCGTTTTGTACCTGTACTCAATTCGTGTTTGCCACCTGGTCTTAGGTAGCTCTAAAATTCTTATTACAGTATCTTTGTACCTTAATATCTTTTCAAATATTATAGTATCGTTATACGCTACTGCTACACTATCAATAGTTGCTACTCTTATAGTATCGGTGTCAATAGATAGCCCATTTTTTACAGCTTTGTTATAATGCCATATAGCACGTTTAGCGTGACTGCAAGCCAAAAGTAATGTGATTGTACTTAAAACTATTATAAGTGTCTTAAATCGCATAAAAACAAGCTTTAAAATCATTTAATCTATTCAACCAACCTTTTAAAAACACTGAATTCTTACCTTTGGCTATTGCTCTAAAAAATCTTTCACGCTCTACAAACATAACAAATAGCAATTCTTTACCGTTTAGTGAGTTTATGGCGGTAATTGTTTGCGGTCCTATTGAGCCGTCAATTGTTACCTTTAAACCGCATTGATTAACACACTTCTGAACCGTCTTAATTGCTTGACTTGTACCTGAACCCCAAGCTATTTCAGTTAAGAATATAGCTACAGTAATATCATTGATACTATCAGCTTTTACACCGTCCCAATAAGAACCCTTAAAGACCTTAAACCAATCTTCGCTATTCATAGTTAAGAAACGGCTATCATTATCTTTACCAAAGGAGTGAACCCACGCTGCATAGGTTATACCTGCGTTAGTATGGTAACCGCTTTTGCCGTTAAATGGTGTAGGGCAAGGATAAGAAGCTGCCGAGTCACTAGTGTGACGGCTGAGTCCACCCTCCCATTTGCGGATAAAGTGTACAAATGCGTTAATCTTTGAGTCCATCTATATCAGTTTTAATTTCTTTAGCTCTACCTACTGCCCTCTTAAAAGCGTGCCATAAGCCGTACTTATGCACTGCCCTGTAATTCTCATCTATGCTAAATATTTCTATGCTAATTAATATTAAAGCAATCACTTTAGTAAGCATTAAAGGCACAGAAAAGAAGGTCAGCATTATAGCGTTTAAAATAAATTTATCTATAAGGAAAAATAGTATAACGGTTATTTGATAAAGCATCATTTTTGATATTATACTAGATAATCTTCTGCTAGATATTTTTTCTTTTAATTTCTTTGCTTTCCACAATCCGAAAACTGTATCCAAGCAGATACAAAACCCAACTAAAAAAAGTAAGTTTGCTACAGGTAAAAAGAATGTCCACAAAACAGCAAGTAACTTAGGAAAACTTGTACGAATTGACGCTAGTAAAATGAACAGTTGTAGTCTCACAATATTAATATATTATTGTTATAACCGTTATCTCTTTGGAACCCGCCACAGGTACCAATACAGGTGCCATTGCAGTTGCATCTATCAATCATTGGGCGTAAATCAGTATCACGATTTGCCTCATCTGTAAAGCCAGGGAATAAATCTTTATTAGCTAGTAAATAGTTAATTAATCTTTGTTCAAAGAAAGCTGCCTTTTGTGCGTAGTGTTCCATCCCAAACGCTACTTCGTTTCTACCTACTGACCCGCTGTAATCACCGCTTTGGGTTTGCAATCCTTTGTTCTTTAATTGGTAAGTCAAACCGAATACTGCATCTTCTGCAGAACGCCAAGCTATTACAGGCTGTATAAATCCTACTAATATAGTTTCATTAGGGCTTAAGGTCTGTGCGTTGTACGCTGTAAGCAATCCATTATAGAAAGTAGTACCTAAGATAGGTTGTACTCTTAGTTGAGCCTGTGTAGCTATGTAAGGCGTTACATCAGTAACATCTACATTGGCTGTTATAGGTGTATTCGTTTTTAAGTAGGTTTCAGTTATAAAGTATAGCATTATATTACAGGTATTGGAGTAGCAACAGCAACAGCAGCCGCAGCACTTTGGGTTAAATCACCGCCTTCAATGGGTGGCAACGAGGCTAAAGCTCTTACTTCGTTAATTGTCATTGTTTCAAGCACCTTAGTTGCTACCAAAGGACTCAAAGAGTTCAAAGCATCGTTTGTTTTAGAGGTATCACCTTCTAATTGTACAATAGTTTCATTGATAATCTGAAAATTATTGATAGTGAATTCAGCAGAAAGCTTAGATATATGCAAAAGTTCGTTAAAGATATCTGTTACCATACCACGCAAAGGCATTACTACATTCTTTTCAAAGATTACATAAGCTTGCTTAATGTCGCTACCACTTCCTAAACTACCTGTAGTTCTTACAC